ACTCGCTATGAATTGAGCTGGTTGAGTCGTAGAAGCCTGTAATCCCTTGCCGTCCGCTGGATTACCATCTGCGCCCGTGTACCAGACCTGTCCTTTCTTGTGTAATATCTTGATCTGCGTGCCCGAAGCGGGTGCGGCGCTCAACGTAACTGCCGTTGTGCTTCCGTCCACAGAGTAGTTTATGGTTGACCCATCCTCGCTGGTGAGCAACAATCGTTGGCCACCAATGAATATGTCTAACTCTCCAGCGTTGGATGGTGTTTGTGATAGTGCGAACGTCACAGTACTACCATCACCAGTGAAGGTGTTGGTGTACACTGTGTCCGCGTAAGGGACGGTTTGAGTACCAGACGCGTCTACCACTTCTGTGCCTGATCCGTGCTCCTTAATTCCTGTTCCTAAAGTTCCACGCCTTAGTTGTCCCAGCGTGTTGCCTGATTTAGTGAAGTATTCTATTCTTTCCTTGTCTATGAAGATAACGCCCGGCGTGTTGCTGGCTATGTCTGGTGTTCCCAGCACTGAACCGTCTTCCACTGTAATGGTTTGTGTGCCTTCGATCATGTCGATGGTCAATTTAGTCGTCGCCGTCTTACTGATGCGTTTGTAGAAGGTCCTGTTCAGCATGTCCTTGAATATCCTGAATCCCGTGGCACCCACCGCTGACTCCAGTGCGAAGTACATCACGTCAATCCTGTCCGACGCAGTTATAGTTTTTCCTGTAATTGTCAGTGTTGTGTCTGACACGGTGTAGTCGTACTGCTGTGTCAACTGTTCACCGTTCAGCCACACGTAGGTGTATGTGGCGTTGAGTGGGGCGAATCTCAAGGCGAACACACCTCCCGGTCTGCCCTCCAGCACCTCACGCCTCTGTTTCATTCCCAGTGCGTTGTTGAATGTTGTGACCGATATGACGTCTCCTGCGGTCAATGAGTATGGTGAAGTTATGGCACTTGGTTTCAAGATTATGTCCGTGCCCTCGTTGTAGTAGTGATTGTCCACCAGCGTTGATATGCAGATCACGTCAGTGGCCGTTGGCACGGCACCTGACACGAATTCAACGTTCTGGTTTCCAATGTCCACAGTGTAATCAGTGTTGAGATCTTTCTTGGTTCCGTTGACGTATACTTCCACTTGTGCGGCAGATGTGATTGTCTTGGCAGGATCAACCGTTGACCCATCTCCCAGACCAGATGCCACACCGTAGGTGTATGTGCTACCATCGCCCAGGTAGTATGTGTTGTCTGGACCTCGCAACATCCTGCCGTTGACTTCCACCATTGTGAGACCAGAGAATGGTCCTATCGCTCCCGGTGGGTATGTCAGCGTGTGCCTGTTTGTTGATCCATCATAGGTGATTGTGTCATTCCTGATCGAAGCATAACTCCTAGTGGAGGTGGTGGATTTGTTGAAGCCTGCGATCTGTATGTACTCACCGGAGGCCGGTGCTGTAGTGAATGTCACAGTGATCGTGTTTGCCGTGGTTGTGGTGGTGTAGGCGGTTGTTGGCACTCCGTCTATGGTTATGTACATGTCGCTCGAAGTTGAGTCTAGATTGAACTCTCCCCTCGTAGATGTCGTGAACACAGCAGTTGACCCATCACCTGTGAACGTGTCGAGAACCCTGTAGTTCTCACCGGATATCGCGAACACTTTAGTTGATATAACGGACAGCGCCGCGGGTGCCGTGGTGAACGTTATGGTCTTATTGGCAACATCAACAGTGTAGTCCGTGGTCAGTTTCTTTATAACACCGTCTACGGTTACCGTCACTGATCCCAGTGTGCCTGGGAAGTCTCCTATGGCGTACTCAGTGGTGTTGCCGTCACCCCTGTAGTTCTTCTCTGTGATGAAAGGCACACCCGACTCAGGTGACGTGTAGACCTTTATGTCCAAGGTGTCGAACAGTTGTCCCGGCACCGTCTCCTCTGGTGCGTAACTGGTGTCTGGGTTGACGAAGTCGTCACCCTCCAAGATGATGTCGCTTGGCGCGTAGCCCAGCGCTGATCCAAACAGTCCGCCCTGTATGATGCTCTCCAGTGTCCTGTCGTCCGTTGGCGTGAGAACTCCGTCGTCATCGAAAGGTATGAATTCCACCAACGCGTTGGCGTCTGGGGTCTCGCTGATAGTGAATGCTGTGGTCGACCCGTCACCCCTTATTACGTCATCCAGTTTCCTCCTAGTGCTGTCGTCTGCCGTGATGTAGACCTGGTAAACGTCTGACGTGGACGGTGCTGTGTCAAAAGTGTATGTGGCTGTTGAGCCGTCCGCCCTGAAAGCCTTGACCCTTGAATCTCCGTAGTTGTCCCATGGGAAGTCGTACCATCCTGACCTGTCCCAACCCTGTTCCTGTGAGAACAGCAGTCCTGTTACCATAGTGCCACCATAATCGACACCGGTCATGACCTGGTCCAGCTCGTTGCCTGGCATGCCAGAACCTGGTGTGTAGAAACCCTTGGTCCTGTCCGCCGCGGTCAAACCTGTCTCATCTCCGTATACCTTGTAGACATCTCCGATGTTGTCGTCGAAGTCGGTGGTCGATGTGAAAGCACTCGTGGCCTTGTATAATTCGTTGTTGTATCTGATCAAGTCGTTGTAGGCATATGCCGTTGATGCGGTCCAATCTTGTACCCTAGATGTGCTGGAAACCCTATCAAATTTAATGGTTGTGTCGAAATCTCTCACAAGGTCATTGTTGAGATTAGCATAGGCTTTGGCCGTGTCTGCGGGAGTTGATCCGTCTGTTCTCCCTCCGGTTATCACAACAGTCGGAGTTGTGGTGTAGTTTGCTCCAATTCCAGTAACAGTAATTCTGGTCACAGCGCCGTTCTGGATAGTCGCTGTGGCAGTGGCCGCCGTAGTATTTGGTGTGATGTACATCTTGAATGCAGTTGATTTAGTGCCCTGTGCTTCGCTTACCGATGCCGTTGGTCCATAGAACGTTCCAGAGTATCCATCGAATGTGTAGGAATTGGTCGCACCAGATCCACCATTCTGCGAGTCATATATCTCTGCCTGCTTCTCGCTGGTGAACAACGGGTAGTAGTATCCAAACCATCCACTGGTCGCACCCGATGAACTTGTGGCCTGTATCTGGAAAGGACCAGTGGATCCCACAGTGCCTCCAAGTATCGTGACTGTTGGTGTGGTCTGATAACCAGACCCTCCGTGTGTGACAGTGATTGACTGCACATATTTCTTATGGTAGTCGTACCACATCTGCCATGGCAACTGCGTGAGTTTGTCAGTGTCAGAGGAAACATTCAGTGATCTTATCTTACCTGTTGTGTCGTCATAAAACGCAGGATTATCAAAATCAGTGAACAGGCCATCCTGGGTGTCAGTGCCCGTGTATCCAAGTTTGTAGTCTCTGATCTTGCTGTGGAAAGGTTTGACCTCATTGATGTATTCCTCTATCCACGTGTCTACTCCCGTGGTGTATGATTTTCTCTGATCAAGTGGTCTTACACTGTTTTTCGCACTTATGAAACTGGTCTTGAACATCCAATCAACATAGGTCTGTTCTGACAACACACGTCTAAGTCCAGTGAAGAACAGTGTGTTGTACTCTACCGCTAAATCATTGATGAACAGATCGTCTCTGAGCGCTGTCAGGACTTTCCTGGTCTCAATTCTAGGTTCCTGGTCAAACCTGTTGTCGTCGAACGTATCCTCACCCGCGAAACCAGTTGCGTCCTGGCTATAATCATACAGTTTGGTGCTCAATCTTATTGTGCCATTTTCTGTTCCGACCAACTCCCACCCCGATGCTGTCCTCATAAACAGTTTCCAACCACCGGTATCCGCGCTGGTGACTTTGACATGTGATCCTATCGGCAATTCTAGTGACTCTAGCTCATACTGAAAAGTCACCTGCTTGTCTATCACGGTGTTCTCATCATGCACCATGTCACCGTCTGTTTTGTACCAATCAGTGTAATTCCAGTAGCTAGATGTGTTGTAGGTCTGTATCCTGGTCCTAGTGAACTCCGTACCGTCCCATTGATATATCGACCAGAAGCCGTTGGCGGTCTCGTCTGACCTAACCAGGTAGTTGACGGTGCCTGAAAGGTCAGCGGTGTTGACATATGTCAGTTCGGCGTATGTGTCCACTGACGCGTCCCATTCGCCACTGCCCACAGTTGGTTCTGGCTCTTTTGAATCTAGGTTTGTGAGATTTATCTGTCCAACCAGTTGGTTGCGTTTCAGCACCAGGTTGGCATAGTCTATGATCTCTTTAAGCGCTCCGAATCTATCAACGTACCAACTCTGCCTAGGCCTAATGTTGTTACCGTAACGCTGGTTGACGGGTAGTGTGATGTCAGGGACCAAGTCACCAGATTCGTTGGAACCTATGAGTGAGTCCCACCATCTTTGTTCTATCTGCGTGCCGGGCCTGTACTCTTTGTCCCCTTCTCTCGCCAGTTTCCAGACACTGTGCGCATCTCCATCGAAGTCGTTGGTCCTGATGTCAACGTTAAGCACTATGTCGTCGTTGCTAAGATCATCGACGTTGTTGATCAATAATTTGTTGGTGTCCGTCACCGAATAGTATTTTTTGTCAAACCTCTCCGGGTTGGCTATCATGTTGGCGACCAAAGCGGTGGAATTTTTCCTACTTACAACACCGTTTACCGGCACCGTGGCTTTGTTCCTTACCCAGTAGTAGTAGAAGTTTACAAATCTATCTAGCCTAGAATTGTACTTCTGCACCACTGTGTATGTCGAATCGTCGCCGTATGCGGCTGTGCCTGATATGCCTTCTGATGCACCTTGTGGTGTGCCGGACCTTGTGTTCCATTGGCTTGGCAGTAACGTAGATTCCGTCCATTCGTACACATCTATGCTCGATCCTGGGAAAGTTTTACCCCAATTGTTTGTCTTGTATTCCTGGCTGTCCTGCTCGTACCAGATCCACTTGACCGTGCTTAGGTCCCACCAAGTTTCTCCAACATGGTCATCAGTCCATGCTGTCTTGGAATTGGAAACAGGACCGAAGTTGTAAGTGGCCGGATCCCATGTGGTCTTGATGTTGATCTCTCTATCTGCCAAACCAAGTATCCTGCCCTTGATCGGATCGTAGAGATCATAGTAGTCTCGTATCTGCTTGGTCTTTCTGTTGAAGTCAAACACCTTGCCCAGTTTGTCGACATCTACCAATGCTTCTTCGGTGACCAAATTCTTCCAGGCATATTCTCCCCTCACTGTAAGGTCATACCAGGCCACAGTTCCATCATTGGACACACGTGTGCTTCCGTCTGCAGTGGTGTTGCCATCGTCGGCCGGAGCGCCAACGAACACTGCGTCATCTATCATGCACAGACCACGTGCAAAATCATCATTTGACGTGACACTGTCAAAGTTTAACCTGTCATCCACAACGAACCTAGTGTTGTACACAGTGGCCGTGTATGCCGCACCTGAATCTGTGTTTAGGTCCACTATAGTGGTGTCCTGTAAGTCAAATGTGGTTTCACCTGAATCAAATTTCATCTCCCTGGCGTTCGCAAACTTCTCAGCACCTATCACTATCCTCGTGCCGGACTGGTTTATGTCTAGTGTAGTTCCGAATTTCATGTTGTCTTGTGTGTCTGGTGCCGTTATGGTCTGCTGTAATGTGTAGGTGTTTGTAGACCCGTCTGCGTTCCATTTGTAGTAGTATATCGCGCCGCCGTCTGTCTGTTCCGCTCCATCAACCCCAGGTGCACCTATGATCAACGTTGCACCGTCCTTGCTCATCGCAACGGATTCACCGAAAGCGGTGTTGATGCTTGATCCATCACTGTCTACGCCCGTGATTGTTTGAACCAGTGTGAATGAATTCTGTGTGCTTCCGTCATTGCTCTGTGATGTCCTAACGAATATCTCCACCTTACCAGCATTGCCTGGAGCCACTGAGCTGACTGCGAGTATGTCGCCATTGTCGTTGGCGGCGATCCTGTGGCCGAACCTCTGTCCAGATCCCCCGTCGGGTGCTTCCAGTGTGTAATCTTGTGTCCAGGTGTCGTAAGTGGAACCGTCGAGTCCTACCCCCCATGTGTAAAGGTAAACACGTCCCGTGTCGTTGTCGTGTCCTGGCGCCGATACGAAAAGGTATTTCTGTGCCGTTTGCCTTGTGCTTAGTAATGTGGGCTCTGCAATCTTGTGGGCCCAACCAAAATTCTGTGATGCAAGGTCGACCGGTGAAGTCAGTGTGCTCAGTATTCCGTATTTGAATGTGTCTGGATCCCAGACATAAATTTTGACCAACCCAGCATCTGAAAATCTTGTGCTTCCATCAGAGCCAAGTGCGTTTGTGTAAGGCGCTCCCGCCACAACGAAGTTCTCGTCTGTGCTGATGGACAATGACTCTCCCAACCTGCTGGTGTTGTCGTCGCCCTCCGTCATAGTGCCTATGGATTGTGAAGTGAACAGTGTGCCCGGGTCATGTGACTGTCTGAACAGGAAGTGTAGCTCTCCTTGGTTCTTGCCCGGGGCAGATATAACGAGCGTCCTGCCGTCGTTCCTCGCCACTATCCTGTGTCCAAACTCTTGGTCAGCGGTGGCCGTGTCAGGTGACAGAATGAGGCCATCTGTGTAGGGGTCCTGCTTCTCGTACACTCGCCACAGTCCTGTACTGTCCGCGTCCGCGAAAACCTTGTCTCCCTCTCGGCCTATTGCGTCGTCCTTGTCGGTGTAATCCGAGTAGCTCAGCCTATCATTGACGTTGTCCATTGATGACAGCCTAACGGACACAAACTTGTAGATGTTGCCGTAACTGTCCGCAGTCGAACCGTCTTCCAGTGTGGGTATGAACGCCGTGTTGCCCGAGTAGTCTATTATGACCGTCTTGTGGTCTGGTGTGCTGGCGACCTGGTACACCGCGTTGAGTGTTGGTTCCTCGCTGTTGCTGATAGCGAAGAAGTCGGCCTCCGCCGTTGGTGAGGCTCCAGACAGACCGTGTGATCCGGTGAACGTTATCTCCAACTGTGATGCGTTGTTTATGGTGCGCAGTGTGGCTATCTTGAAGTCGGCCACCGTCAATCTGAACACGTCCCAGTCCCTGTTGGACTTGTTGGCCACCCAAATCAGATCATTGGCCGTAACTGCGTTGACGTCAAGGTTGAACAGGTCCGTGATATTGAATGCGGTGTGCTGTACCTGTCGCAGTTGTGGATATCCTGCGGTCTTGTAAACCTGTGCGGTGTCCCTATCCACGCCCGGTTTTGTGTAATCCAATCTACTGAACGTGGAGGCCGCTGTGTATTCCACTGGTCTATTGTACAGCTCATCTTTGGCTATGTACTCGGATCTAGCGTATTGGACACTATCGTTGCTGGAGTCGTACAGCTCTATACTCTGTGGATCGGCGTTTATCTCGTCATCTCGTAATGTGATCTGAATGCTCTCCGTCGAGTCCGTGTTTCCGAACCTACCAGTCCTTATCATCCATTCCGGATACAGTTGCAGGTCAATATCAGAATTTTCGTACCTGGCCTTCAGTATCTTGTCAATGGCATTCTTAGTTCCCTTTTCCCGTATGTAGCCCTGATAGAACTTGTACTGTGACACGTCGTTCACGAATAGGTTCTCGAGGTAGTCCCTGCTCTGGTACCCTATCAACCTCTGTGCCAACTGTTGCTGTGACTCATCGAAGTTGTTGGACTCTAGGTTATAGAAATCATTGAACTGGGCAATCTTGTAGTCGAAGTTGGGTATCAGTTGTGGTGCTGGTTTTTCTGCCTTGATCGTCCAGTTTGTTGCATCAAACACCGAACCCGAATTATGGTTCACCTTCGCCACGTAGAACTTGCCTTGGTGCTCAATCGAATCTCCCAACCTGTAGTCAGTGTGGGCCAACCAGTAAGTGACCTGTGCGGCGTCGAACACGAATCCCGGTGCGTAGTAGTCGCCGTTCCATCCCGCGGTCTTCCAACCCACCAACTTGAGTCTGGGTTGCCTGAAGCCAGTGAATGGATCATATATTATATCTGAGAACACAGTGGTGTTGTCAAACAACAGTATGTGTTCTTTCTGCACTGTGTTTAGAGCTATGTTATACAGTCCCACATCCGCTGACTTGATCGCCAGCTCAAACGTCTTGCCTATGCGCTTGGTTGATATCTCCCTGATGTCTATCTTCCTTCCGCCCGCATCCAACAGTGAGTAATCTCCCGCCAGGTTCCTCAATCTTCCAACTATGCTGTTGTCTGTGTCCAGTTCAAAACCATCCGCGGCCGGTGAAACTGTCACGGCAGATCCTGGTGTCCACTCCTGTGTTGTCCAGAACAGGAACTCCCTGACTGCATTGGCCCAGTTGAGCGTTTCTTTTAGTTCATTCGAGAACTTGTTGAACTTGAATCCTTGACCTTCTAACCAGTGACCATACCCGAATAGGAAGTCCGCAACGTCTTGTATAGTGTCAAAAACATATCCGTACGGTATGGTCTGCACTGTCTCTTGGTAGGCGTTGTATTGTGCCACCGTCTGTGATCCTGTAACGGACACTGCCTTGGATGTTGTGGTTTTAACTGGATAGTTGAACTTGAAATAAGGTTTGGTGGTCGAATACCCCAAGACCTTGTAACCACCCAGGAGCGTTGAACCATCCTGGCTGACGTCTGTGTTCTTCTCTATCAGCACTCCAGAGTACTGGAAGCTGTCCACTGGGTTAGAGGTCCTAAATAGTATCTTGTAGTTCTCATCAGGTATGAATTTGGATCCTGACGTCGATCCTGGAGATACCGAATCCGTCAACACCTTGATGTTGTCCTTATCGGTGAAGCCACCCAGTTTGTAGGCCAGTTGTACCGAAAGAGCCTTCATCTTGTCATAGTAGAAAGTCTTTGGATCTTGGTTCTTGGATATCAAGTGATTGACCACGAAGGGTTGATAGCCAGCAGTCTGGTATCTGGTGGTTATACCGGTGTTGTTGTCAGTTTCCGTCTCTAGGTGGTACTTGGCTGTGGACAGAGTCTTCCTAATACCCGTAAGTGTGTAAATCTGGTTGCCCGCTGTGTTTGTGGTCAGGCGTGATGGATCAAACAGATTGCTGAAGAATTTTGCGGGTTTGGTCAGAGCAACTGTCTTCATAACCGTGAATGGATACGCACTAGATCTCCTCCAGGCGGTCTCTGCTGGTGCTTGGTCTCCAAACTTCCAGGCCGCCTGTCTGCCCGGTATGTCAAAGTTATCGATCAGTCCTGCCGCTATGGGATCCAATAGGTTCCCCGACGCGTCCACGGGTAGATAACTCCTGATCTCTGGTTTACCGTATCTCCCTGGTTCCGTGGCTATCCTGTTCCATAAAACATCATTACCTGACGTGTAGGGTGCAGTGCCGTATGTGGCTTCCCAATCTGAAGGTTTTTCTGAATGACCCAACATCTCCCATGGTCTCACATGTGGTGCGTCTGTGTCATAGAAATACTTGTATATTGCCCTCCAGTGTCCTGGTAGTCTCTCGCCGGTAAGCCTATCGGTGGAGTTTGCGTAGTTGTAAGTGAAGGGTGATCCCTCTGAGAAAGTTGTGTTGTTGATGTACTGAACGTTGTTCCTTCCTGCCCAAACATAGAAGTCCGGCGACATCACGCTTTCTATCTCGCCACGTGAGTAATCTGTGGCAGTGAAGGCACTTGGAAGCACATCGTGTAGGTCCACGTATGTGGCATCATATTCGGTTTTGAGATTGTTATAGATCCTCTTTTCCAGTTCCAATATGAGATCATCTCGCTCGTCGCCGTATGCCTTTATTATTGAACCATCATGCTTCCTGATCACCGTGGTGTCGTTGAGGTATGTGTCGTCCGTGAACAACTCGGGCTTGAATTTTGGATACATTCCCATCTTGGTCGGGGTCACAGGCATGAAACTGCCCGTAGTGTCTCCGTAGTCTTTTATGACGATTTTGTCTCCTTCTGCGAGAGTGGTCAATATCGTGATACTGTCATCTGTGGTGCTGAACGTGTAGTCTGTGCCCACCAGCAACTGCTCGTCATTCAAGTACACGTAGACAGCACGGTTACTCGGTGTGGTTATGTCATGCTGTGAGTCTATGGCGTATTCGGTCTGTGAAACACCCTGCACTGTGTATGATCTTGTTGAAACATTTTCTCCCCATCCTACCATGTCCTCGTAGAAGAATGGGAAAGACGAGTTACGACCTTTTGTGATATTAGATATAATCTCATCAACCCTGTCTGCGGCCACACCTTCGTAGGCGGTGCCCATAGCGTGGGTAAGGAACGCGTTATACCATTTCTCGTACTCCTGGTTCACGTAATCCACGGAGGTGATGACATTGGTGTCTTGGTCTATGAGGCCAAACACAGCAGGAAGAAGTGGTCCCTCATGCTGGTGTATTGTACCTCCCTTCAACCTCGCATCGGGCTTATCCCTGAGGTTAGACACACCCGGTATTGCTCCTGTGATATCTTGGTTCTTGTCGAAAATGTCTCTGACGTGATCTAAAACCTGTCCCAGCGTGAAAGTTCCCAACTGTTGGTTGAGGCTGTTGGTGGCTAGGTTCTCCGGCACTTCGTATATGCCCTTTCCTGTCACTTTTGTGGCGGTGCTGTAGGTTGCCAACCTTAGTTGATCATTTACCGCGAGCTCATTGACGAACCTCACGTACCTGTTGGTCGTGCCATCGACTAGTGTGTAGTCAGTGCCCTGCGTCATCCTGTTGCCGTTCACAGACACGGATACCTCTAGGTCAGTCAGCGCGGCGGAATTCTCGTAAACGTCTATGGGAAACAATCTCTTCTCCGTGTCGTCCACTATGCGGGTCCTTATCACCCTCTGTCGACTCTCGTTGGTCCTCTGTATCCATGCACTGCGTGAGTTGTGAGTCTGCCTGCCCGTGGTGTAGTGCAGGTGTCCCTCCGCCAGTTTCTTGGTCACGGTCCTTGAACCACTCTTGTAGGTGAACGTGCCTGAAGTGTGGTCTGACTCGAAAACTATGTCCCCCACGTTGTTGATGGTGTTGTACTTGACCCTTATGCCAAGCTCTGTGTCCACTGTTGCAGTGTCACTTGTGGCATATTTGAACACTGTGGCTCCCTGGAATGAGCTGTTAGGATACGTTGTCTCGTCATCAAAGGGGGTGTGGTCGTTGTCCCACATTCCGAACAGAGGCTGTTGATTGACTCCGTTCTTCTGCTGTGCTTCGGTCCAGGCCTCCGCATTACCATCGTAAAAAAACGTCTTGCCCTGGTTTACTGTGCCAAACTCTATGAACACGCTTTCCTTGTCTGCTGGCGTGGCGTCGGTCGCCTGGGTGAGTGCTATCTTCTGTGTGGAGTCTCCCGCGGTCACGAAACTGACGTCGTAGATCTTGTTGCGCACTATGGGGTCCGTGTCCACGGCGAATATCACCCGCATGCCGTCCGCCAGTGCTATTCCATCTATGATGTAGCCTCCAGCGTTGACCACCGTGCTGAAAGCATCTGTGGTGATGGTGTCATACAGCGTCACCGAACTCTTGGCCACTGTGCCGTGGTTGTAAAGTGCCAGTCCCGAATCAAATTCTATTATGGGCCTTTTCGCCCTAGCATCCTCGTCCAACACCGGGGTGAACCCACCTATCCTGGCGGTCTCGTCTATCACGCTCCTGTGGAACCATCTGTTGTATCTGGACCAGGCGTTTTGATCTTGGCTGTCACGCTTGATGGTTATGTAGTCCTTGACGTCTGGTGTGTAGTAGGCCAAGGCGTAAGGACGGGTGTCATAGGCCACTGAATCATACAGTATGGTGGTCTCTGTCGCGTAACTGGCGGGAGTGATCAGGTCCTGCACGTCAGTGAGTGTGATTGCGTCTCCCACTCCCTCCACGTAGTATTCCTTGCCCTGGTACGCTGTAGGCACCAGACTGCTTGTGAATTTTATCTTCATCCCATTCGAGAGATCTAAAGTCCTCAGACTGTAATTTTTTACTCCTATTATGTCATTTTCAACATCTATTGCTGTCGTGACGTCAGCGTCCTTGATCTGTAGTATTCCATACATGGCGTCATGGTTTCCACACTGGTAGTACAGCGTGTCTGGCGCACCTGTGGTGGGCACAGTGAATGTGACCACGCCTTCGTCCGCGCCATTGTTAGTGACACCCGTTGAATAGATTGTTGAGGTTGATCCGTCCTCTGCCACCTTGCTCTTGTAGGGCTCCGTCATGATCCAGAATGGATGTCCCTTGGCGTTGACGTTGAATTTGTAGGTGTTGCCCCTGTACAGTGTCAGGATGGGATTGTTCTCGTTCTCTCTGTGTCTGAACTCATATGCAGATTGTCCCACGTTGGTCACTGTGTACTCCGCCACCGCGCTTGGCCCCACCGAGTCGATCTCGATAGATGATGGTCCTTCCGGTATCCAGTAGTACTCCCTGTAGTTGACCAACTTGTCATAATCGATGGCTGGATTCCAACTGTAAACCACTTCCTTGTTGAGACGATCGTGGTTGTCGATCTTCCCGCCCAGGTATTTGATCTGATTGATGTAATCATCATATGTGCCGGTGAATTTGACCTGGTCCTCTGGATTCACAGATGTGGTGTCCCTGTCGGTGTAGGTCACGGCAGGTTCCAACTGGTACGCGAAACGGTCCCTGTTGGTTGCGGGAATGTATCTGTCGTTGATTTCCCTGGTATAGGCGTCCTGCCTGCCTATGAAACCATCTAATCTCTCCAGTTCGCCCTTCTGAACTAGTGGGTCTAGTGTGCTGGCCAGAAATCGCTGGTTGGTGTCCGTCCTGTAGAATGCCGGAAGGTGCTGTACCGTCCTGCGATACTCGTTAGTGCCCTGTTGCACAACCTCGTTATTCGTTAATGCGTTTGTGGGATTGTCGGCCATTAGTAACCTGCCCCACTACTGCCGGTCGTTGAACCGGAACCTGTTGTAGTAGAGCCTGATACCGCTGATCCTGTGGTGGTGTTGGTAGTGGCAGTTGATGTGGATGTGACAACAGTGCCAGAGGCCGCCAATTGGTTGGCTCCCAGTGCACTAATGATTGTGACATCATCAACGGTGGCCCCACTGATGAAAATCTCGTCTGCCGCCGAGTCTATCTGGAACAAGGACCCAAAACCCTGTCCCGACTGGTTTGGAACTATGACTGCGGTCAGTAGGTCCGGTGCCAGCTGGTTGTGTATGTAGGCGGCAAGTTCCGTGAAGTAAAAAGTATCTCCGAAATCCCAGTTGTCCAATGCGAAGAATTCGTTTATGGCGGCTATTACCCTGGTCTTGATAACAGAATCCGTGACATTGGTTTTAGGATTTTTGACTACCTTGAACGTGGCCTGCAGTTCCTCGTCGGCTTGTGTCCCGAACAATATCTTGTATTTGACCGGATGGTATATTATCTGGTCAGAAAGTGATTTGAGTGGATTCAACACGCCTGAATAGTTTATCCTCAACTGGTCCTGTGTAGAAGTTGCTGGTTTCGTGCCACCATCCTGTAGCCATATCCTGAATAGGTTATCGTATGTCCTCTCCAGAAGATAAATGTCCACGATGTTGCTGACGCTTGGGTCTATACGAGTCTCCTGTCCTGCGAAATGCTTGTATTGGAAACTGATCGAGCTCCTGCCGCGCCTTGCTATGTAATCTGTTGTAGTGGAAAGAGTATTGGTTGTGGCGCTGTATACTTTTATCACATCCTCGTCTGAGGCGTAGAAGTAGAACAACTGTCCGTCCGTGTAGGTGGCAGTGTTTAGGTCGATGTCCGTTTCGTTCTCAGTGACCACGAAGTTTGTGGCGGCGTATGGTCTGAATCTCTCAATGTTGTCGTAGGAAGTGTACTTCTCAAAGAACACGAACTTGGTGCTCTCGGACAGCGTGGGTTCCACCACTATGTCAAATATGTCAGGGTTGTCGACCACTCCGTCATCGTCGTCATCATAGAATCCCACTTTGACCTTCCTGTTGTCCTGGAAGCCGTCCGCTTCTGTGACGGTGTCCACCACCTGCCAGGTTATGGGATAGCCTATGCTGTTGCCCGTTGACACGATGCTGTTTGTCTTCAAGATCTTCACTGTGTCCTTAACGCTACGTCCTGTCTGGTAGTCGTATATCCTCTCCTGCGCATCAAAGTGGAACTTGTTCTGAGATTCTGATTCAAAGATGTAATCCAGTCGCCTGTAGGTCACCGTGTAGGTGTTACCATCGTTCGTGAATTTGAACCACCAGCTGGCGTCAAGATTTGTGCCAGATGCGCTACCGGTGTTTGTCAGACTGAACACAGCACTGGTGCTTAGGTTGGTTGATGTTATCACCTTCCAGGTCTCTGTGTCCACGTCATATCTCAGACCAAACTCCTCGTAGGCCTCGATCCTGTCGATGATGTCCGCTTCTAACGTTGCCGAGAATGAAGTTGTGAAATTGGGTATGACCGCATTGAGCACTGCGCCGTTTGGTATTATGTCGTTTAGAGTGATCGGCCCCTGTCCTGATTCTAAATTTCCCAGTCCGCCGTTGGCACCGTCCAGTACCACCGCGCCTATCTTGGCCCATGCCCTGTCTTCTGCGTTGTCAGTGCCTGCCGTGACCAGTGTTCCATTTAGGAATTTCCTGCTGTCTGGTGACGTGAATTTTATCAGCGCACCTGGCTTGGCGAATTTCAAATTTGATGTGGCGTAGTCACCCACGACCAAAGCACCACCCGAAGTAAAGTATCCGGTGTTGGTGTTGGTTGAAGTTGTGGTGGAATTCCACGTGGCGGTCAAAGTGCTCAGGTCCTTGGTACCGTACTTGAGATAGTAGAACTGCCTGGCGTATGCTTCTTTCAACTTGGCCTCAACGGAAGTGTCTATCGTGGTTTGGATCTCGCTCCTGTTGTTGAACGTGAATGTGAACTGCTGGGTGCTCTCCTCCCTGTACAGTATGCCGTCCTCTGCGAACACCGAAACGTTTGAGTACGCACCAGTGGGGTCTAAAATTTCTTTGGCCCTCGAAATACCCGACGCTGACCTGTTGACCGATCTCACTTTCACTATCTCCTGTGATGCACTCAAAGGTACCACTTGGTAGTCCTCCGCTGTGATCATCCTGTTCTGTGAGTAGTACACCTGTGCGGCCTTTTCCCTGATACTGTCGTTGGATTCAGTGGCCGCCGCGTTGTACACGCTGGCCTTGAGGCTCATCGCTATGGTCAGGGTCTGTTGTGCGCCGTTGGCGTCCGTGTATGGAACCGCGACCTGAATGTTCTGCATGTCAGACGGCTGTATGGCGTACTTGGCATTGTCACTGATCCTGTGGTAGGTCCTGAAAGAACCCAGTGGTAGGTTAGAGAAATTTCCGTCACCGAACACTAGGTCCACGGCGTCGTTGTTCTTTGTGACCACGTTGTAGATGTTTCTCTCCGATTCCGCCAGTGAGTTGTAGATGGCGTTGTTGCCTGAGAGTGCGGGCACCTTGGCCCACTTTTCCGCTATCTGGCCGAACTGGTCTAACTTATAAAGCCACACGTCTGAGTCGTTGATGTTGGATGCGGCTATGGATCTCACGTAGTTGGTCACCGCCGTGTCCACCGTGAAGTCCGCGTACTGCATCGTGCCCTGTTTGAACAGGAAGAAGAATCCAGTGTTGTTGCTACTGTCGCCCGCACCGTCTGACCTGTAGGTGTAGGTGAGCCCCGTGCCCGGTATGGGATCTGACTCGTAGATGGAATCTGAATTGTTTATGGTCGAAGGCACTATCTCGAATGTCCTGCTGATGCCACCCACTGACTTGACATACTTGAACAGGGGTAGGTCCGTCTGATTGGAACTGAGCGTGTACACCTCCGTGTCTATGCCGCCTATGGATCCCGACTCCCTGGGATTGCCGAACAGTTGTCCGGTCTGGTTCGCGGCGTTCAGTACGGCCGTGAACTGTTCTCTGTAGTTGGAGTTGGCGGAATCATTCCACACTATTGTCTGTGTGGCCAGGTTTGTTCCTGTGCTGTCTAATACGTCCTGTGTGGTTGATATTGAATCAATTTTAAGGAGTCCGGTTGCTGGTTTGTTTCTTTTGGCGTTGTAGTTGATCAACCTCGCCAACCTAAGGACTGAATTTCTCCTCTCCGCGGTCTCTAGGAAGTTCTCCCTGGCGTTTAGGTCCACCCTGAAACTTAATGCCTGTGCTATGTAGGCTATTAGGTCTATGAGGGCAACGTACTCCGAGCTCTCAACGAAGTCGTTGAAATCATCTGGATAGTTCTCCCTTAAATAGGCCACCATGGTCCTTCTCAGCGTCTCGAAGTCGTAGGATTTGAAATCTGCCTGTTGGAATGCCTGGTAGATCTTCCTCCAATCTTCCGCGACTAGTAATCTATTTTGTCTGTCTGTAGTGGCCATACTGTTTGTACGGATATTTATGTGATAGATTATCTACGTATATTAAGATAGACGAAGCAGTGAGTTCTCGTCGAAACTGAACCTCAGTTTCTCCGTGATGTTGAGTGGCACGTAGGTTATAGTGGCCTGTATGGCTATGCCCTTGTCCGCCTCTGTGACCGTGATGTCCTGCGTTGAGATCCTGGGATCCGCGTTGAGATTCTGCGTGATGTCCTCCACAATGGCATCCTTGAGTGCCTCCGTGAACGGCTCGAAAAGGGCATCGTATATTATGGTTCCGAACTCGGGATTCTCCACCGCTCGCCCTTGCGCACTGACAGCCTGTTGATCAGATCCTGTTTGGCCACCTCGAAGTCGTACAGTTTGAAGTTCTGACGGTCTGCGCGACTGCTGAAACCCTTGAAGGTCACTGTCTTGTTGCTCAATCCGTTGTCTGATCCGTTGTCCCCGTATGCCATTAGTGTATCCTCCTGAACTCCACGTCGACCTTGCTGTAGTCAACCATGTAGTACCCCGTGTCGGTCATTGTGCTGGCCCATGGCACCTCCTGTGCCATAACACCCTGCCACGTGCCCGACGTGTGCTTGTATTTAAACTCGTAGATGTTGATTCCCGATGGGGACTTACCAATCAATCTGATGTCTTCCTTCAATCTCACGTCACTGAATCCACTGAAGAAATTTCCTATGGCCTTGCCCACGGATGAGCCTGCTATTGATTTGAACACTGTGGACTGTCCTATCTTGATGCCCAGGTTGGTGAATGCGCCCACGGTTCCGCCACCCCTTACGATGTCCTGCGCACTGGCGCCACCCAGTCCCGCAAGGAAACCAGATGCGCGTCCTTTGAGTGCGGATATGGCAGTGGACTGTATAGATGATGTGACCTGTCCCGCCACCACGTTCTTGAACACGTTGGTAGTGGCCTTGAGGTCACCCGCCGATGCGATGTTGGCGATGTTGATGTTGCCCGTGATTCCAGATATGTCTATGCCACCGATGTTTTTGACGGTGCCCTGTCCTCTGGCCAAATCTCTGGCGGACAGATTACCTGTTGATAGTTTGTTCAGTGCGCTCTTGGCCGTGTTGGCCAGTGATTGACTGCCCACGTCTGTGGCAAATCCCTTGAAGTCACCTGAGAACAACTTGGTTTTGTTACCTAAGGCGAACAGTTCTCCAGCCTGGTTCACGAACACGTTGTCCTTGAACAGTTCAGCCACGTCAGATCCTGTGACAGTGTCTATGACCTGGTCCGCCAGTTTCTTGGTCTGGTTGTTGAGCACATCCGACACGGAGTCAGACACTTCGAATCCCTTGAACTGGTTGCTGATGCTGGCCGCGGTGTCCCACTTGCCCCTGGCCCCGTTTAATATGTCATAGTCCTTGTCATAATTCTTGACAACTTCCGCCAGTATCTGTCTGGCCTTGACCGGGTCAGTGGATGTGCCCATCCCTTCCTTAAGTTCTCTCTCCATGTCTGCCTGTGCCTGTGCCTTTCTTGTGGGAGGATGCGGCGAAAGCCTGTTTCTCTGTTCCATGTACTCCACTGTGCCTGGGGTATTGGCCAGCCTATACCAGGCCTTCCTGTTGTCCGCACCGCCTGTGGGCAGTGCGCCCTCCGAAGAAAATCCCCGGAACCGCGGCATTGGCTCGTGTGTAACGAACCTGTAAACTGTCGTGGAAGTCTGTGCGGTGAAAGGCCTCAGTGGCTCTATGCCCTTCTTGACCAACTCCACGTCGCCCTCCTGTCTCTCAGTCATACCCGCGGCGTCCGTGTCCAACCACTTAGGTCCCCAGGTGTCGCTGGCTCCTGTTGAGTTAAAGTGCACCTGTGCGCCCGCCAGGTGTATCTGTCCCGCCGCGCCGTGCAACTGCTGTCCGTCCGTGTATGAGGTCAATCCGTCCCTGGCGTAGTCCCTTATGCTTCCTTTCTGTGAGCTGTTGAACATGCCCTTCTCTGCCAGGTTCAACATGTAGGTGCCCGCCGACTTGACAATCTCGTTGGTGGCGCTCATCCTGATCTGGCCCGAGGCGTGCATGTTGATGTTGGCGTCCGAGTGCAGGTTGAAGTCACCCTGCGTCCTCATGTTGATTCCGCCAATGCCGGAGTACACGTCTATCCTGCCCTCGCGGTCCATCTCTATCCAGGCGTTTCCCGATCCGTTGGCTATGTACACCACACCTTCCGTGTCGTGCATCAGCAGTTGGTGTCCTGAAGCGGTCCTCAATCTGGTAAGTTGATTTGTGCCGTCCGCGGCACCGTCGTCCATCACGAACGTGTGACCTGACAGCCTGTCCACTATAGCCGTTGCCTCGGCGTCGTCTGTGCTGACCTTCTGTGGGGTTGAACCAGGATTCAACCTACCAGGGGTGCTCATGCCGAAAACTTGGCTGGGCGCTTCCCTTTGCGCTGAGGACGTGGTGTTTCCCCTGACATCATCCGCACTCAGACCTTGTCTGAGCAAGGTGTCCGCCAATGGGTGTATCGGCTTGTTTTTGTTTTTATAATTGATCTCGTCTACTCCGGAAAACCTGTTGACCTCACCCGCGGGGAGGTTGCTAGAACCATAATCCTCTGTGGGGTCTTGGTTAAGATCGTCTTTGACTTTGTTTGAAGACGCTATGCCCGGTGTCATGTGGTTTGTCAGTGGTTCCTGAACACAACCTATCCAGAATGCCTGTTCCATCTTGCCCTCTGCCAGTATCACTAGTACCCTGGTCTCTAGGTCAGGTGGCACCGCCCAGAAGCCGTAAGAGAACTGTGAGTCCGTGTGCTTGGTCCCTGGCTTGACGTGCCTCAATCCCTTGTTGCCATAGAACGGTGACAGGTAGTCGCAGTCGATGAGACCATCGAACTCGGACTTGTACGTGCCCCTCAGTGACGGGATCAGCACCTTGAGCCTACCGGCGCGCAGTGGATCCTTGTTGCCCTTCACTATGCCCACGTAGGGTCCGGGGAATATGTTACCCCAGTCCTGATTGATCTTGGGTGACCTGGGTGTTGAAGCATCTCCTTTGAGGTAATCGTGCAGTCCCGCCATTAGTTCCTTCCTATGTTAAATTTTGCTTTTAATAGTTTTATCTTGCCTTCGAGATATGATGAAAATTTTTCTTTGATCAACGACACCTCATTGACGTACTCCGCCTTGGGCACCAGTTTGTCAAACGTGTCCACGTGTGGGTTTGGCCTCACGAAAGTGGCGGCCTGCGGTGCGTAAGGCTTGTCGCCTTGGTTGTTGAATCTGACCAACTGTAGTTCCTGTATGAACTTACCGTCCTCGAACATGTTGTCCACCTGCACGACACGGTAAAGTCCGGAGAACGCTATCTGCTCGTCCTTGGCCAGCTCGTACACTCCGGTCTTGTCGTTGATGTCTGTTGGTGATCTGAAATTGAGTTTGATTATGGGATCACCGAATCCCATGTTGAAGTTGCCGTATATCTCGTTCCAAACATCACGGTTCCCCTGTGAGAACGCCAGTTTCTTGCGATTGCTCTCCAGCACGTTTCCACGCCTAGCGGTCGTTGGTATGAACTGAGACTGTCCCAGGTATGCGGGATCTCCCAGTATGCTCATCCTCACGAACACCATGTCCGCGGTTGGGTTGGATAAAGCGTCCAATCTTTGATCCAGTTCCGTGGCGTTGCCCTTGTTGATACCACTGGTCACTGATGTGGTTGTCCCCACTTCAGACTGGTGTATGAATGATGGATCCCTGAATGCGTCCTTGGTCGCGGGATCGTCCACTTCCACGTCAGGCTCATTCTCTCCCAGCGTCTTGGAGAACCTGTCCGATGCACTCTTGCCCTGTATGTCCTTGAGTCGTGTCTGGAAGTAGGCCACCCTGTAGTTGATGTTGAGGTCCAGTATGTCCAGGTTGTCGCCGGTGAAGATGTAGTTGTAGGTCTTCTTGACGAACTGCTCGAAGTTGGTGCCTGTGCTGGATCCTGGATCGGCGAGAGCGTAGGCGTGTATCTTGTAGGGCACGATGTTGTATATAATCTTCCTAGGGTGTTTGCCCCTGATCCTGTCGAATCTGGACGAGTCTGGTATCACGCTGGATTCTATGAAGAAATAGTTGAAGTACATGTCCTCGGGTTTGATGTTCTTGCCTGATTTCTTGATCTTGTTGTCGAACTCCTCCAGTGAGCGTTGCCTTTGGAACCGAGGAAGTGATTTCATCAGTTCCGTCATTATGGTCAGCAGGCTGTCGTTCTGTTTGACCTGACCGGCCTTCTTGAGTATGGCGTTCTCCCTGGCGTCACTCTGTCCACCCACACCTATGTCACCCATGCCCAGTCCCTGTGCGGTGGCCTGCTCCTGAGCGAATTCTGGGTCAACGATGATCTCGTATGTGTCCGGTATCTCCACCAAGGACTGCTTGGATTCGTCCTCCGTCTGCCTGTTCATTATGGCGGCCAGGCTGTCCATGGTGTCCTGGATGCTGTTGCCCTGCTTGATCACACCCGAAGTCCTCAGGTATATGTGGTGGTTCACAAAGCCGTGCTCGTTCATGGGCACTGCCTTGACCGAATAGGTGGTGCCACCCTTGTTGACGTCCAGTTCCATGTTGACCAGTTTTATCGGTATCTTCCTCTTCAGCATCTGTTGGTCCGCTTCCGGTATCGGCTTGCCGAACTCATCAAATCCCCTGAATTCCATTGTGAGCATGTAGGGTGCGCTGATGTGGTCCAGGTAGTTGCAGTTGGCGGCGGCGCCGCGTATCTTGTCCAGTAGGCTGATGCCCATAGGCTCCACTATGTCCATCTCTATGGTTGTGACTGATGTCAGCCTACGCTGTGCGTTGAGGCTGGGCACGTTCAACATCCTTACCTTGGAGAAGTACAGGTCCCTGCCCCTGCGCAGGTTCTCCCGTGCGTCTCGCAAAGATTCGGTGGCCCTGTCTGACTTCAGTATCGCCTTGTTCTCCGCGGATAGGTTATCCGTGGGGTTGGGATTGCCTATGCCCGAGCTCCTGACGATGATGTCGTGCTCGGTGCCTTTCAGCAGTGTCTGTGGATCCTCCAGTTCCGCCTGCGTGAGCGCACTCAGTGTGAATATAACATTGTAACTGGCGTACTTGAACAGGGGGTTTGGCACGTTGTTGGGATAGTCCTCCACGCTGGGTTTCTTAGTCGTCTTCTTGCTGGCGAAGGTGTCGTCGTAGTCGTAGGCGGGACTGTAGGTCACGTGTGGATTGTTGCTATAGACTTTGTTGGCCATGTTACAATCCTAGGTCTCTAAGCACGTTCTCCTTCTTGGGCAACTGGACAGTAACCCCTGGACGGAAATCGTATATAGGATCCTCTATCTGATCTGGGTTACGCTGTGCGAACACCCACCACAGCCTTGGCGTGCCGTAGAGGTCATAGGCCAACAGATCAGGCCTGTAGGCGTATGTTCGTTCTATTGTGTATGATTGGTCGTCGTCCTCAGCCGTGATGGTCCTGGGATTGAGCACGTCCAGGTACTCAGACTGCTCCTGTGTTTCAAAGTAAGGTGAGGTGTTGGAATATTTTGCCATTAGATGAACCCTACCTCGTTGGTGCCCTTGCCGTTGAGTTCACCCCTGACGAATTTCTTCATTGAGAAGTTCTTCACAGATTCCCTGCTGTAGATCGGAGTAACCAGTACCGATATGTTGGACAGCGTGGGCGCCCAGGTCTGGTCTATGCTGTTGGGGTCAAAGTTGATCTGGTTCCTCACAGGACTTGGCCTGAACTTTCCGGTATCCTGGTACACAGAATCCTGTTTGGTTGATATGTAGTCGATGCCGGGTCGCAGTTCCACGTTGAAGGTGTTGATCACAACCGGAACCTTCTGGAACATGTGATCCCCGTAACCTGATAGGTGCAGTATTGGCGGAGGATTACCTTTTAATCCATTGAGCCCTTCGTCTGAGCCAAAGAACATCTTGGTCGCTGTCCTCAGGAAGTTTACCGTGGCCACCCAGTGCGCCGCGTCCTGTTGGTTCTGTACTGGGAACTCACCTATGATGTTCATTGAGTCCACCTGCGAGGCACTGTAGGCCTGGTGTGGATAGTTGCTGTGCGTCATTGACATGGCGTCATAGTTGGCCGAATGCTGGATCACCACAGCCGGAGTCAGTGGCCAGAATATACCTTCTGCATCCTTCAATGGTGCCAGTATCGGATTGTTGGTGAAGTCAAAGAACTGTCTCAGCGGCCCGTCCGGTACCTGTAGCCTCACGCGCCAATCACGCTTGTCGTTCCTGCCTGACCACTTGGCCCTGGCGTTGACTATTCTCGAATCTGTGGAGATTCCTGCACCGAGTAATCTTCCCAGGGTACGGTTGAATATGCCCTGTCCGACATCTTTTATCACGTTACCAATCGTGCGTTCAGCCATGTGTTATAGGTTGCTTTCCATAGTAAAATTCTGTATACTTAGACTATATTTATAGGCACAATTTTAGGC